GGCCTCGGCCTGCTGCAGCTCCACGATGGCGTCTGCGATCTGCTCCAGCAGCTCGGGCTCCAGCAGCAGGTCCGCAACGGAATTGACCACCATAGCTTCCAGCTCGTCCTGCGGGATATTTTTGCGGGTGCAGGCGCGGCCAATGGAGCGGCCGGGGCAAGCGTAATAGTGGTACATCTGGCCGTTGCCGCTGCTGCGTCCACAGACGCCTTTCATCAAGCAGCCGCACTCTCCACAGTACAGTTTGCCGGAGAGAATATAATCGGCGCGGGAAGCGTGCGGGGTGCGGCTCTGGCGGTTGCGTTCAAACATGTTTTGTGCCCTTTTCCATAAATCGTTGTCGATGATGGCCGGGATCGCGCCCTCGATGCGGACATCAAATTTTTTACTGACGTAAACGCCGCGGTACATTTCGTTCTGAATGATGCGGTTGATGCTGCTTTTGTTGAACGGGCCGCCGTGGCTGGTGCGCAGGCCCATGGCGTTCAGACGCTCCACGATGGAGGAGGAGGACAGCCCGGCGGCGTACTGCTCAAAGATATACCGGACTGCCTCGGCACCTGTGGGCTCGATGATGTAGTGCTTGTCGGCGTCCACGGTGAGGCCCAGCGGGCGGGAGCTGCCCAAGGCCTTGCCCTTGAGGGCAGATTCCCGCATGCCACGGCGGGCTTTTTCGGCCAGCTCGGCGCTGTAATACTCAGCCAGAGCTTCCATCAGGCCCTCAATGATGATGCCCTCGGCACCGGAGATGTTGCTCTCGGCGGCATAGAGGATCTCCACACCGTTGTCCCGGAGCTTTTTCTTATAGACGGCGCTGTCGTAGCGGTTGCGGGCCAGGCGGTCGGTTTTCCAGCAGATCACGGCGTCAAAGGTGTGCGCCGCACTGTCGGCCACCAGCTGCTGGAAGGCAGGGCGGTCATCGGTTTTGCCGCTGATATGGCGGTCTACATACTCGCGCAGGATGGTCATGCCGTGGGCGCGGGCGTAGGCCTCGCAGTCCCGACGCTGGCCCTCGATGCTCTGCTCGGTCTGGCGGCTGCCGCCGGAGTAGCGGTAGTAAGCCACCAGGCGCGGTGCATCGGCTGCGGTGGATTTTTTGCGGGGCATGATAACACTTCCTTCCGGGCGGTTGCCCATATGCAGGGAGCGTGGTATACTGACCCCTGCAAGCATAAAATTTTCTTTGTCCGGTTTTGTGCTGCACTCCATGTTATCCCCGGCGCTGCATCGTACATATCCAAAAAGCGTGCTATGCTGTAAGGGCAGGCAACGCATGGAAAGAAATCTTCTTGTTCTTTATCCTTACCTTTTGACGACGGGGCAGACCCCTCCGGCTGGAAACAGCTGGAGGGGTTTGTGCGTTTATAAAACAAGGAGCACCCGGCGGGGAGCTCCTTGAAAAGAACAATTATTTGGAAGGTACGGTTGCACGAATTTTCTTTTTAGATGGAACGTAATTTGGATCATATTTCTTGCTTTTACGTTCCAATTTTTCAAAATTGCAGCATACCTTTTGATACAGCGGGATTTTACGACTGAGAGCTTTGCGGTATGTGGATTCTGCACGCTGGAGAATAAGATCGCGATTCTTGTTGCAATAATTTAACTGATTCAACAAGAGCATTTTATAATTCTCATTTTCGATACTCTGAATATCAAATTTGATCAAGCAAGATGGAATAACAGGAATCATATTGTTGAAGCCCATTAGGCCAAGACGACCATCGTCGAGTTTCATAACAGGACCGCCGCCTTTGATGTTAACGTGATTGGGCTTAGGGGATTCAAGGGGAACATAATAATCAGTGCCGTTGATGGAGAGTACAATTCCAACATACGGACGCCGCTGCCCCTTATTGTATTGCACACGGGTGTCAATACTATGTAAATAGCTGATATAGTGTTCGTTAATGTGGTAAAATTGAAACTTCCCCATAATTCAGCTCCTTAATCCAAGAAGGTGCGGAACAGTAACCTGTCCCGCACCCTTTTTCATTCCTCACTATACGGCAGAGGTTCTCCGCTTTTTTCATTCTCTACTCACGGTAAGAGCTCACCGCTTTTTTAATTCCCCATTTTTTCATGGCAGGGAGGGGCTACCCTCTTTCAGCGGACAAGCAAAGACCAGCAGTCTTTTCATTGTCTTGGCAGGAATACGTTCCTGCAAGTCTATTATACGCTCGGTGAGCGGGTTTGTACACGAAAAAAATGTGAAAAGTTGCAAACGCAACAGAAAAACTAAAAATTAGGGCTTGACAAGCAATGAAAATTCAAAAATCCTTCACAAACAAGACATAAATAAGCAGACTTAATAGGAACCTGCTGGAGGGGTTTGTGCGTTTATAAAACAAGGAGCACCCGGCGGGGAGCTCCTTGAAAAATGTGCAATTACATTGTTGCCCAGAGGATATCATCAATCCGTTCAACTGTGCAGCGACCGGAGCCGCGAATTGTACGGTCAGTATGCATCATATCTAAGAGCAACTGGAAGGCTTCCTCTTTACTAAGTCCAACAAAATCGGCAATACATTGCGTACGGCTATTTTGATTTTTTGCAATATAGGAACGAATTTTATTCTTAAGTTCTACTTGAGCGTCAATGGCATGTTGGTGCTGGATATATTTAGAAAGCTCATCGTAAAGCTTTTTAGTTGCCAAGTTTGCCTGATTGGCATTTTCAGCATAGATTTGAGTTTGACGTTCACTTTCTTTTGCTTCCTTCTTTTCTTTTTGAGCGAGAAGAAAAGAAATAAAACTACCAACTGCGCAAAGAATCGAAACAATAAGAGAAAGGGTATCAACCATAATAAAAACCTCCTGGGTTTAGTTAGCATCACTCTAAAACGAAAAATCAATGCAGAAAATCAAGGATATCTTTTGCAGAAGCGTCATGGCGATAATGAAAATAAGTGTCATGACACCAGTTTTCGTGATCGGTTTCGGATAAATAATCATGCTGAAAACCATATTCACAAAGTTCAATAGTAAATTTGAGTAAATCCGGAGATAAAACAGGACTATACTTGAGATCATCATTTGAGTAAAACCATGCGGCAGACCATGCACAAGCAGCTGGGTCGGAAGCGTCCACAGGGACAAAATTAAAAGGCCATTGCCGAGGATTAGAACGAAAACGATGCATTGCCCGACCACGAATAGAATCCCAGATTACGGAACCTGCTGGATCAGAGGAGTGTGGCATGGGATAGGAAAAATGGCGACCAACAGAAAATTTGCTTTCCATAGAGGAAAAAGCATCATCAATCTGATTTAAAAAAAGAGATTTGGAATATTTTTCAAGTAAAAAGAAAAAATCTAAGAAAAAAAATAAGACAAAAGCATAATAAGAGTTGCGAGATAAAGCCCAAAGAGAAATAGCCAGTTGAGCAAAAACAATAACAAAGAAAAAGAAAAGACTTGAATAACGCTCCTTGGCGAGTTTTTTGGCGTGGAACTTACGATGATCGTACTTGTCCATGAGGAACTCCTCTTTTTATAGACACTATCAAACCGTTCCGGCTGATGCTGGAACGGATTTTTTATTTACGCTTCTTTTGCACCCAGGTCAGGCGCAGAACATTTTTTATAACGGCCGGTGAGCACAAGGTCCTCCACATACTCCA